TACTACTGATACTATCATCGCACCACTCACTGTTGGTAAAGAAATCGGAACGAGTGATTCAACAGGGGGCAAAACCATTCAACTTCCAATCGCTCCTACTGCATCCGGAAGTGCATACTTGAGAGTAGACGGTAGTAGAAATATTGTTGTATTCAGTTCATCTAGAAGGTATAAGAAAAATATCAAGGATGTCACTCTAAAGCAGTGTCAAAATATTGTTGACAACCTAAGACCAGTAAAATTTGAATTTAAAGGAGAGACCATACAACAGTACGGTCTCATCGCTGAAGAAGTTGAACAAGTCGATAAAGTATTAGCGACTCATAATAATGATGGTGAAGTAGAATCTGTGAACTATGAATCAATTGCTGTCATGTTATTGAAGGTTGTTAAAGACCAGCAGAAACAAATCACTAAATTAGAAACACGTATCGCAGCATT